CCTGCACTATAATCTTTGCAATAGTAGTCTTACCAATACCAGGCGTTCCTACAAATAGCAAGTTTGGTATCTCATCTTTAATGGAAGAGAAAAACTTTCTATTTTCTTCTGACAGAACCATCTCATCAAGAGTAGACGGTCTATATTTTTGTACCCAAAGATTATTAAACATATTATTTACCGGAAGAACCAAATCCTTTATCGCCGCGATTAGTATCACTTACTTCATCTGCCCAATTTACATTTGCTTGAATAAGAGGGTAGATAATAAGTTGTGCAATCTTATCACCAGCTTTTATGGTATAGTCTGCTTTGCCTAAATTATATAGTTTAATACCCATATCTCCACGGTAAGGATTATCGATAATGCCAAAATGAGGAGCAATACTGTGCTTGAATCCAAGACCTGATCTACCTTCAACTCTAAACCAATAGCCAGGGGTTACATATGCAAGTTTCAAACCTACCGGCACTACTGCTGAACCACCGTATGGAATGATAGCATCTTCAACAGCGGTTACATCTAAACCAGAGTCGCCAATATATGGGTCTGAATGATTGTACTTAGGCAACACAGCTTTATCATGCGTCTTAACAAATTGAATATCTACAGGAAACATATGTGCGATTATATGTCTTTAGATCTTTAAATCAAGGTGGTATTTTATAAGTAATTAAAATGGCTGATAAATCTATAGATAATGCTGTTAGTGATTTAATAGAAGAACTTAAAGAAAAGGGAACTACTGCGTCTAAAGAAATAGCAAAACAGGAACTTTCAAAAGAAGAAATGGAAAAGTTCCTATTACAGTACTCAAGTCAGCTAATAAAGGGAAGTGTTGAATTTGTTGAAGATTTAAAACAGTATATAACATCTGCACCATCAGCTGAAGATGTTACTGCAATGGCCACGTTAGTAAGTTCATCTGCAGCTGCAATAGAAACGTTAAACAGGCTTTTGATTGCTAATAAAAATAATGAAACCAAAGTTCAAATAAAGACGATGGACATCGAAAGCAAAAAACAGTTACAGCAAATAGATATCCAGGGTAAGTTGCTTATGAATAGAGAAGAGCTTTTGAAGCAACTATTAGATGACGCAAAAATAGTGAATGTAGAGACAGTAGAAAAGCTTTAACCGAGCACCTGTTGAGAAGATAATTGAAGTTTTTGAATATTATTTTTTAATATATCCACATTCAAAGCTGTGTTCTCTAAATTTGTAATAGTGTAGGTTGATAAGATTGCTTTTCTGTTAGGGTCTTTATCTTGTGGGTTTAGGTCTTTAAAAAATACTATAAAACTGCTTATATCTCCTAGTAAAGTAAAAAGATCGGTTAAGAATGCTTGCTGATTTAAAATAGCTCTTTTATAGTATAAAATATCAGTTATAAGATTAGTGCCGTGGGATGTTTTTGCGGTAAATTCATTAAGAATACCACTTTGTAATCCAACAAGATTTAATTTTAGGATTGCGTCTGTATAGTAACTAAAAGTCTTACTCATTATCATTTCATTTCTGGATACCTTTTTACTGATTGTAGCAGGAAAATTAGTTTGTAGACTGTTTTGTTGATTAAACACGTCAAAGTATGGATTGACATTATTATCCATGATAGCAGGTATATCGGTAATAATTCCTATGTCGTCGGAAAAAGGAGCAAAATAAGTCGTGTTGTTGTTTATAAGAGCACTAACTCTTTGTTTATATTGGTCAGATAAAGATAAAAACTTTTCGACAAAATATAACTTAAAATTATTATCTAAAGTTTTGATGCCTGAAGGCACTACCTCATCACCCTGAATAGCATAATTTTCTATTGTAAAATTGGTCTCGTTTAAAGCGTTGAAAAGGTTTCCATAAGCACTTAACATGTTTGTTGTAACTAAACTTCTGTTAAATTTAATGTTTTCTTCTAACTCCGCTAAATAATCACCCATTGCATCTAATAGATTAGTACTTTTGTAATAAAAATTAAGTGTTGTATTTTGCACAACTCCAACATAGTCTGGTAAAAGTGTTGTTTTGCTGCTCATGATATGTTTTCGTTTATTTTTGGATCGTTGTAATGGTATGTCTTTACTGCTACTATTTTATTATAATATTGATTATCTTTTATAAAGGTGTGCTCTACAGATAGTATAAAGTATATACCTAAAAACTTATTATCAAAATCATTATCTATATAGTTACCTTTTCTATCAACGCTTATAAACCTACCGGCTTGTCTTTGAAGACCGCCTTGAACAGTAATCTCAACGCCTAAATTCAATTTTAAAGCATTCTTTAATATTTCATTTCTACCTACTGATAGTTTAAGAAAGTCACTATCTTCTTCATAAATTAAAAATGTATTATCGAAGTTTAAGTTAGTTTTTTGGGTGTTATTAACAATTAAATTGGGTGATGGTCTACCATCTTTACCTTTCATTGGATTTACATATAAAGAAGAGAAGTCTTTCTTCACATTTTCAATATTACCGTCTTCACAATTTATGTTAAACGATTTATTCTCAAAATGATAGCTATGTACTAACATAGTTTTTATCTTTTCTTGGTAAACAGTACCAGGGGTATTAAAAAACTTTACATCGATAATATCCCCGGTTTCACCGAACTCTAAAGCTCTTAAAGGCTTTTTAATATCATTTTCTACGACGTTAGACACGTCTTGTGTACCGGCAATTGAAAGGTTTTCTATAAAATACTGACCGCCTGAGTCTGACGTTTTGTTAAATGCTTGGCTAAACAGCTTACTAGCACTCTGTAAAGTGTACTCCCCTGTAAAATGATCTTTCTGTAAGAATGAAAAGTCTTTACCTGAATCATTACTTACATGGAAGTTAAACATATACATTAGATCGTCGTAAGCTGTATTATTATTTGGAGACGAATAAAACAACGAACTCGATCCACTTTCAAAGTTTGGTGTAATGTAAGTACTACCAGATAACGTAGTAAATACTGCGTTATTGTCTTGCAACCCTATTTGCAATATCTTCTTCATAGCATCTCCCGTATAAGCTCGTCTGCTGCTGTCAGTTAGATATGCTAGTTTATCTTTTTCTATTAGCTGGGTAGTAGAAAAGAATATTTTCTTTTCCTTTAATATCTCGTAATCAAAATCTACAAGTTCAAATTTTTTAAGTTTACCGTTTTCAGTTACGATATCCTCTTCATTACCTAAACAAAAGATGTATTGCAACCCAAAAAGTTTATTGTAATTGAAACTTTGTTCATTATAAGGATCAGTACTTGGATCGACTGGTATTATAGTTAATAGCACTAAATCTCTCGCATCACCTCTTACTTTGTATCCTCTTTCTGGTATAGTTGCGTTAAATTCAGAACCTACTGGGCTTGATTTATATCTTTCTATAACATCCTGGGTGTTATCAATAATAACATAACCTTGTAGGAAAGGGTTATAGATAAGATCGTAAATATATAGTTCTTTTACTGCACCTTTTTCAAAATCTACGCTTACACCATCTGCATTTACAAAAGTTAACTTGAAAAGATAATTCTTTTTGTTAATTGTATAAAAGAATTTCGTGTAATTGTCTTTTGAATATGAAAATATACTTGCATTTCTCATTGCAACTGTTGTTTAATAGCATTTAGTACTGTTTTTAAATACTCTCTTTTTAAAACTTTTATAGACTTACCAGCATTATTTACATCAAACGGATTTTGTATATTATTTAAAATGCATATTAACCACCAAAGATATGTAGTGCCATATAAATTATAGCTTAAAGTGGTGTAAGCCATATTTGACGGTAAAGTAATTACTTGAAAAATTTGACTACTAATATCTTCAGGCACTTTAATATTTTTTATAATATTATAAAAATAAACTTTATTTTCTGAAGATTGATACACCTTAAAGATATTTTCATACCTATAAATTTCAAGTGTAGGTAAATCGTTTATATAATTTTGATATTGTCCGTCTATCATGGCGTTGGCGTTTCTCCAAAGTTAGTTACAAAACTTGCTGTAGTACCTGCACCAGATGCTTGTGTAGCTACATTAGTATTTGTTGTTACTGGTCTAGATGATTTAATACTTGTATATAGGAAGTTTCTTGATTCTTCGTTCATACCTTGTAACGAAATGGTTACTTCATAGGCATCCGGTATAATTGTTTGTATATATGTTGAGGGAGTTTCACCTGGTATGTTACCGATCGGTACGTTTATACCCATCACTCGTCTTGACCCTAAGAATGAAACTGTGAGGTTATTGATAAAAGCAAAAGGCATATATACTACCCCCTCAGAATATACTTCATATATAACCGGTACATCTATAATTGATCTAGTAATTCTACCTGGTCGATTTTGATATATTAAACCAAAAATTAATTGCCAATTTTCTACTATATCTTTATACTCCCCCGTATTTAATAAAGGAAATTTTACTGTAATGTTTCTACCGGCATCGCCCATCGAAAATTGTTTTGCTTTTTCAATATATGTACCAGGTTGTAGAACATTAACAATTCCTCCAGCTCCTTGAGCAAAATTTTCAACAATCCCTTTGATGCCTGAAACTAAATTACTCTCATCCTGGCCGTAAGAAATACTATTGCTATATTCACTATTAAAGTATGGTAATCTATATTGAAATCCTGTATTTTCTGTCCCGTATAAAAACTCATAAGGCTTTAAAACCGGTGTACCTAATTGATAACTTGAATAAAACCCTGCAAAACTTTTCAACCCCGATGATGCCGCGTCAGTTAACGCTTTAGTATATTGATTATTAACTATACTTTGGGTAATAGTATTATTAACAATAGAATTAGAAGAATTAGAAATAGTTTGAGGTAAATTTTCTAAAGCTTGCGCAGCAGCATTTATCGATTCTGGGCCTGCATCAATACCCTGTTGAACCAAACCTTGTTGGCCTAATAAAGTACCTATACTACCGGCACCTGCAAAAACAGAATTAGCTAAATTAGCTATATTACTGTTCATGAGAAGTCTTTTTTCTGTCAGAGTAATATACGGAGTGTTATATCTAGCTGTTTGAGGGCTTTTAGTCCATTGAAAATTGCTTACAACGTCTATTTCGTTTAACGCTTGAATAGATCCAGGCACACTATAAACTCTTTGCGGTAATGCGCTGTTACCTAACGCTGCAGCCCCGGACCTATTAAAATCTGCACCTCTTCTTTGTAAAAATGGAAGTGTTTGATCAGCTGATGTTCTTTCAAGCGTCCAATAAATCTGAGGTGAAGGCTCTGCCATGTATATATTTAATTGTTATTATGCAGGTGCGCCTTGCAAATTCCTTAACGAATTACTATTGGAAAAATTGTTATTAATTACCGTTGGTGATGACACAACGTTAGCCGGTTTAGATAGATTTTTTACTAAAACACCTAATAGTTTATTATTTTCATCCAACAATCTCAACTGCTTACCTAACATATCACTTGAAACGTCTGCGTATTTCTTTAAAACGTCAGTGTTTTCTTGAGACGACTTTAAGTTTTTATTAAACAAGGTATCTAAAGGACCGTCTTTTTTAAATCCAAGTAAAGAGTCTTCTTTGTTTGGTATTACGATTTTTCCATCAGATGTTTTTATAAAATCATCAACAGGCTGGGTCCCAAAATTACCTAATCTCATTGCTCTAGCTCCTACCGCGTTAGCTGGTGCATTTTGTTCTTCCTGCTGTCTTCTTAAATTTTCTGCTTCTTCTAAAGCTTTACGTTGCGCTTCAGTTAAATTAGCATTAATGGTTTCTGATTTTTTAAGACTTTCCGGTGGCGGGGCATCTGTCTTAATACCTAAAAATTTTGCTACTTGATATCTTATACCAAAAGTATCTGGCAATGCATCAATAAATGACTTAAGAATAGATTCAGTAATGTTATTAACTAAATCTGCCATACTACCACCTTTTGCTCTTGTTTCTTTATAAGCTTCAATCGGATTAGATACTAAATCTCTTAAAAGAGTAAGTATAGGGAAAGCTTCAGCTATTTCTGTAAAACCTTGTTTATATCTACCCATGCTAATATACTCTATGCCAGTAGCAAATTTAATTATATTCTTTAACGGAAAATGATCGGCTAAGACATCTAAAGTTTTCTTATACCAATCTCTCATATTAATCTTTGTTACTGTTCGTCCATTTTCTTGAGTTTCAACCTTTTGGAATAAAAATGCATTTAAAACATCTAAACCAATTGCAATTGCGGTGCCTACCCCAGGAAATAAACTTGCTATACCAGAGCATATATCTAATATACCTCTTGCAATTCCTTCAGGGCCACCAGCTTTAAACGATTCATAAGCATCATAAAAACTAATTATAGCTCCTATGATAGGAATTTTTTTAAAAAAGAACTTACCACCAAGCTTAGCAAATGCATATTCTATGGCTTTTACCATTACACCCATTGTAGATGATCCCGAACCTTTTGGTATTTGTTCTTTACCAAATTTCTCTTCTAATATAGCGCCAACAAATTCAACTGCACCCATTATACCAACTTTTACATTAAAAGGTAAAGGTGTTAACCCTATTAACCCCTGAACAACATTTTTTAAACCACCAATAACATTACCTTTATCAAACTCTTCAATACCGTCTCTTATGGAAAGAATAGGACCTATAATAGGTAAACTTTTAAGTATTGGACTTACAGTTTTATATACTATACTTTTTGCTTTTTCCCATGCAGTTTCCCAATCACCTGCTTTAACTGCTTCCCAAAGCTCTCCAAATTCACCACTCATTAAAGCAGTAACTAACCCACTAAGTGCTCCTAAAACAATACCTACAAGAGGCAGCAATTTTTTAATTTTATCCAGCATACCCTCTTCTTCAGGCTTTTTAGGCTCTGTAGGTTTCTTTTGTAATGATAGACCTTTAAAAGCTTTGGTTAAGGTATTAGATGCATCTCTACCAAAACTAGAAATAATAACTTCTTGTTTCTTTTCTACAACCTGCTCTGGTTGTTTTTGTTGAGCATCTGTTTGTAGCTTTAACATTTTAGTTAAAGCTGTTAATGTTTCTTCTTGTTTACTTTCTTTTTTAGATTCTTTAGATTCTTGAGAATCTACTTTCTTTTGTTTATAGTTATTGCTTACAATCTTTTCAAGTCTCTCTACCTTATCACCCAGTTTACTAGATACTTTAGTAAGTAGTAAAAGTACGTCGCCTAAGCTCTTATCATCTGCCATACTATTATTTATGACAAATGTCAAATATTAACTATACGATAAAAAAGTCTGGAACTATATCAATATTAATATTAGTACCAGGTAATACAGCAAAAGATTTTTCTAAATCTCTAACATCATTAATATACTTGGTTATTTCAACGAACTTACTACTATCTATTCTCTCCAATAAGTTAGCTGCCCCTTGTAGGTCATGATGCAATTCAACCTCTTTATCATTTACTTTAAGTTTTGGTACAAACTTTAAGATTTCATGAACAAATAAATCACTTATAAGATTTTTAAGTTTGGTACCATTTAAATTTTCGTTCTTATATTTGTTTATGAGAATAGAATTTATTCTATCGTCTAAAACTAAGCTAGGATTTTTTACTGTAAAGATATAATTGTCAGAAACAATTTGAGATTCTTTAATGTTGTGATTGGTTTTTTTATTCTTTTCTAAAACATCAGTTAACAAATACTCTTGCCCGTTATTTACATACTTGTTTGATAGCTGAGATCTGAGTTGAATAGCAAACTGCACACGGTCTACTGTATCAAACTTTGATATATCATCCTTTACATTTTGTTTAAGGATTTTAAAAAAGGTGTTATTAAAGAATAAAGCTGCTAAAGTCGTGTCAACTGATGTTTCAATAATACTCTTTTGCTGTGAAAGAGTTAACGGTAACATCTGCACCGTTTCTTTACGAGAAGGGGAGTAACTAGTTAATGGTGCTTTAGAACTAGCGATTTCATTTAGAATGTCATTAAAATTAGTGTTACTCATCTAACTATTTAAAGAGTTATCCTATTGTTCAATATCTATACCGTCTGGTTTAGGCTTATTGTTTTTAGCCTCTTTTGTAAGCTCCTGTAAGAATATTTTTAATTCAGGGTATGTATACCTCTCCATATCCATTGCTGATAATTTTAATCCTCTAATACACGCATATTCAAAACTATATAAGTTCATCATATCATCTTGAAACACTCTTTTAAGAAACAATAATAGTGAACCGTCATATATGTTTATTGTTGCATCTTTATAAAACGTTATATTTAAATCTTGTAGTTTTTCTTTTAAAGTTAAAAACGTTTCATATATAGGTAAAGATAGTTCATCTAATAATTGTTTTCTTTGATTAAAAGAAAGTTCACTACAATTTATCTCTCTATCTTTAATTAAAATCTTTTTTAAGCTATCTACGATTACGTCATCCATTGATTTACTATAAAAGTTATTCGGTGTATTGAATGTAAATAATACTCCGTCAGATTCAACACATATGTCTGGAATATCGAACTTGACCCCGTTCATTAAAAGACTCAAATCTGTGTGTATCTTTTTATCGTCGTAAATAAAATTAAATTCTTTACCGTAAATTAAATTACGCAGTAACATTAAGCATTGAAATTTTTCAAGACAATTTAATGAAGGGCCTTTTGTAGTTGCTTCTATGATTTCATTAAAGACTATATTAAGATCATCTAGTTCGTCTGTAAGAATTTTCTTACAAATATTTTTATATTCGTAAAAAGAAACTTCTCTCAATTTTACGTTTTTGTTGTTAACGTTAAAATTGAAGTAATTGGAAATCATCTTTGTAGTGGAGATATTCTTGGTAAGCTACCTTTACCTATTTTGGAAATAATATCAGGTAATGGTATGTATAAGTTTGATTCAACTGTATATCTATCGTATATAAAGGGAACATCGTATTTTTCCAGTGCTTCTGTATCGTAAGATAGGTTGCGAGTTCCTACACTTAAAGGAACACAGTTGTAATAGTTCCACACTTTACGGGGTATTTGGGAAATATTTTGATATGTTCTAGAATACTGCAATATAGTTATATTAGTTTTTACACTATCTTGTGCAGATCTGGTAGCAACATAACCTCTATGTGAGGCTAAAATAACCCACGGTCTCATAATCATATCAACGAACGAAGTATTTGTCTCTCTAAACTGTAGTGTTAAGTTATTGTCTGAAAAAGCACCTCTACCTTCAAGAATACTTCCTTGAATAAAGCCTCTATTGTTTTCAATAGGAGCATTTCCTCCAGCTACAGAATCATCAGGTATGCTTGCACCGTCTAAAAATATACAACCCACTATGCCTTGTAAAGGGTAGCTTGCTAAAGCAGCTTTTGCTTTATCAATATCAAACCCAGCTTTATTACCCTGTATAGGCTCCAATCTCTGCAAAACATTTGTGTTTAACAAACTTGGAAAACTTGAGAAAAGTGCAATATATTGGGTTCTTAACGGAATCGAAGTAACCCACGACTCCATAGTCGTCAAAAAGTAATCTCTAAAACTGATTAAGGGGACCCCGGGAATTGCAATGTTTGAGGCTATAACACTAGGAGCTGCTAAACCGCCAGGTCTAGTAAGACCACCTAACGTAGCTAATCCTGTCGTTGCATTACCTACTGCGTTTAGTATACCTGCCATAGAAATATTTAATCATAAAAAATGCCACACGTTTCCGTGTGGCATTAATTTAATATATAGTCTTTTACTTCTTTCTCCAGTAGTGGTAAGCAAGAGTAACGTCAAATGCTTGTATATCACCTGTCGATGTCATATCGTAGGTTAAAGCACCAACTTCTCTAATACTAACGCCTACTAATTGATATTGCGCAATCTTGTTGAGCTGCTTATCTAATTGTAATAGATCAATAACAGCTGATTGCTTTGGTGTGAAATAATTACCTGTACTTGTTGCGTCGTTAAATGTGTCGTTTACTACAGCTAAAAACTTCTCTCTAATAGTTTGAGCAGCATCAGCATAAAAATTGATAACATATGCTTCACTGCCTGGATATTGAGCAACGCCAGGAATATTAAAATTTAATCCCATATATGGGGCTTGAACATTGGTAATGCTTTTAGCTGGTAATGTAGCTGTTTTAGCGTAAACAAGATCATTTTCACCAATCACCTGAGTGCTACCATCACCGAAGTTAATGTTTAGCACTCTAAAAAGATTTGTACGTGAAAAATCTCTTGCTTGTGCTTGTGTGTAAAAATCTGCGATTGTTTGTTTTACGTCTGCCATAAAATTATTTAATTAGCCAAGTATTAGTTGCTTATTAGATACATCAACTCTACTGTCTAAAAGAATGTTTTTAATTTTTATATCCTTTTTACTGTACCATGTATTGTTGATAAGATAGCCTACCGAGGTTACTTCTTGAATAACCCCGGTACGCTCGTTTGTATCGAATGATGTTGCGAATATTACTGTTTGACCTTTTGTCATATATTAGCCAACTAATTCACTGAAGTTTGTTCCGGTGCGTGTTGCGTAGAAGTTAACTAGAATGAACTCTGCTGTTCTTACTGGCTTTAAATAGATGTCA